GCCCAAAACCTCACGCTGTCCGCTGACCTAGAAAATCCTTCCAACCTGCTCGATGGCTGGATGGTTCAAGCTGAGAACTTCGTCGTTATCCAAGACGGCTTCAGCAAGCCGCTAATCTTCAACGGCACAAGCCTGCGTCGAGCGAATGACGATGAAATCAAGTGCGGTAGAGTTATGGCCTACGTCAATGGCCGCATCTGGTACGCACTGCCGAACGGCTTTTCATTCCGAGCAACAGACATTGTTTATGGAGACGGTTCGCGAGCCAGCGTTCTCAAAGAAACCGAGAACACCTTCCTCAATGAAGGTGGTGACTTTGCGGTTCCGTCGGATTCAGGCGGCATCACGGCAATGGCCGTCCCAGGCAATCCAGACACATCGCTTGGCCAAGGACCGCTTCTCATCTTCACACCTCGCTACGTCTTCAGCGTTCAAGCTCCTGTAGACCGCAATGTTTGGAAGAACCTGAACTATCCGATTCAGGCTATCAGCTTGCTGACCAGCGGCGCGTTAGGCTCACGGTCGGCCATCACCGTCAATGGCGATGTATTCTACCGAGCTATCGACGGCATCCGCTCGTTCATCATCGCTCGCCGGTCGTTCACCGATTGGGGCAACACGCCGATCAGTGGGGAGATGACGCCCATCGTCGAGAACGATCAGACAAACCTTTTGTGGGCCAGCTCTGCGGTTGTCTTCGATAACCGTTTGCTGATGACTTCTCAGCCTCGTTTCGATTCAGAGGGAGTCATTCACAAGGCTATATCCGTGTTGGATATGGAGCTTATCACTTCGATGCGGAAGAAAGCTCCTCCAGCTTGGTCAGGTATCTGGACTGGCTTGAACATCTTGCAGCTCGTCAAGACCGAGAACGCTTACGGAGACGCTTGCTTTGCGATTGCTCGCGGGTCGGACGACACGATCCAGATTTGGGAAATCACCAAGGCCGAAAGGTTCGACATGAACTTGAGTGCGACTCCCAAGAAGGAAATCGAATGGCAAGTGCAGACTCGAGCCTACAACTTCGAGGTTCCGTTTGGCTTGAAGCGACTCGATTCCGGTGACTTGTTCATTGATGAGCTTGAGGGCGATGTCTCCTTCAATGTCACCTATCGACCGGACCAGTATCCCGGCTGGATCGAGTGGATTGACTTTGCTGAATGCGCGACTGTGACGCAGTGCTTGGATCTTTGTCCGATTACGAATTTCAAGCCGCAGTACCGGCCTAAGATGCGATTCCCGACTCCATCGGATTCGCCGTGTAACGCGACGATCAGCACTCCCGCTCGCAATCTTTACGAGGTTCAGGTCATGCTGACCATCATGGGGTATTGCCGGATCAAGAGTCTTCGAGTTCACGCCTACGACATTCAGGAATCGAGTGTTGGCGAGTGCCGGACGGTATTCCCTGCTTGCACACCGCTTGATGTCTGCGATGTCAATCCTCTGACCTACTCGTCAGAATAGCCTAACAATTATGCCAAACCTTACGCTCATCACTCTTACTCCGCCGAGTCTGCCGGTTGGATATTGTCCGCTCAATTACCAGTCGTTGGCCAACGACATCATCAGCGGCACTCAAGCGACGTTCAACAGCTCGATTGGAAACTCGTTCTTCAATTACGGAGCATCGACGCCTGCGCTAAACAATCAGGTTTATCCGTGGTTGGACGAGAACGGTGAGTGGTGGGTGCGCGTCAGTGGATACTGGGCGAGAAAGAATCCTATTCCGGCCAACGGTCCTGAACGGCGCATCTTCGTTGGCACTGCTGCTGATGTCCTAAGCTACGACGGTGGCGATGGAACCGCGACATCAACAAATGTGACTTCCGGCCCAATGTGGGAGGTTGACACAGCTTTCGATGCTCGATTCCCGGTTGGCGTTGGAGCGTTTGCAGCAAGCGGTACGGTGAATGTTCAGGGGACGACGACAACCACATCTGTTTCTGGTGAAGACAAGCATACCCTGACTGTTCCTGAAACCCCGTTCAACGAACATACTCACGGCGTCGCTCAACTCATTGCCCCCGCAAACGACGATTACTACCTCGTCAACAAGTCATGGACTGGACTTGGTTCGTACCCGACACAGATCCTTCAAGGTGCTGCGGGAAGCGGTGGCGGCGGTTCTGGGCCGAGTATCACGACCGGAGATGTCGGAACAACGAACGCTGACAAGACTGGCAACGACAGTCAGAACGCCATCGGCCATAACAATCTTCCGCCATTTTACGGTGTTTACTTTATCAAGCGAACGGGCCGAGTCTACTACACAAAATGAAGCTTATCGTTCAGGACATCCGCTCGACAATCGCTCGGGTCATCGGCACATGTGTCGATGATCAGCGCGTTTACGACTACATCAACCAAGCGTGTCGAAGGCTTCTACACAAGGGGTTGTGGGCGGGTTCTTACGGACGTTTCACCGTTTGCACTGTAGACGGTTGCATCACTTGGCCTCGTTCAATCGAAACCATTGAAGCCGTCGCAGACTGCTGCGGAACAGGATCTGTTCGCAACCAATGGTATGAATTCCAAGAAACCGGATTCGGACTCCTTAGCGGCTGCAACCCGTGCGCGGGAAAACAGCTCGTTGATCGTGGTACTGTTGTTTCATATCGCGATATGTCTGGCGGCATCAATAGCTACATTCGAGTTTATCCTGGCGATGCTTCAGATGTCGGCAAAACGATAACGCTCCAAGGCTACGACTCGAACGGACAATGGATTCGCACCCAATCAGGCGGCGCATGGATTGACGGCGAAAAGCTGACGCTCGCTTTGCCGTACGTTCAGTCTTCCAAGAAATTTACCGCACTGACCGGCGTAATCAGGGAGGCAACAAATACCGCATCGCGGTTATACGAGTTCAATCAAACAATTTTTGCTGAGATTGATCTGGCAGTTTACGACCCTGATGAAACTTTGCCGCAATATCGTCGTAGCTTCTGGACTGGTCGGAACAGCGATTCCTGCACTCAGACCGTTACGGTGATTGGCAAGATGCGCCATATCAACGCGACGACCGTCAACGACTACCTCATTCCTCCGTGTCCTGATGCCATCAAGTTGATGGTCATGGCCATTCGTAAGGAGGAGAACGATTTGATTCAGGAAGCAGTGGCCTACGAAGCCAAAGCGGTTCAAGCTGTGCAGGAGCAGACGATGCAGTATCTGGGCGATGCGGTGGCGACGATACGCATGGTCGGTGTAGGATTGAATGGCGGTGGATTCTCGCAATGGTTCTGAACCAAAAGGATAATTTATGGCAATAGGTGTTCCAGCGGCAATTTTGGGTGGAGCGGCAATCTCCGGCCTTGGAAGTTTGTTTGGTGGACTGTTCGGCGGAAAGAAACCGAAGGTTCCTGAGCTGAAGCCGATTGATTTCGCTAAGGAGCAGCAGCAGGCGATTCAGCAGAACATCGCCGCGCTTCAACCTGCAACCGAGCTGGCGCAAAAGACAACTGCCGCTGAACAGTCTCAGCTTGAGGCGCAGCTTCGTCGTGCGATTCCAGGCTATGACCAGCTTGTTCAACAGGCTGGAGCGAACATTGGTGCTGCTTTGCGTGGCGAGATTTCTCCTGAGGTTTCCGCTCAGGTTCAACGCTCAACCGCTGGACGAGCTTTGTCTGGAGGATTCGGCGCAGGATCTGGATTTGGCCGTGCGCTGACCGCTCGCGATTTAGGGCTGACTGGCATGCAGATTCAGAATCAGGGTCTTGCTCAAGCTCAGAACTTTATCCAGCAGCAGCGGACGTTCGGCATGGTTCAACCGTTCTCGGTGAGCAGCATGTTCATCACGCCAGCGCAGCGCATTGGGGCGATTCAACAGCAGAACCAACTTCAATACGGTCGTGATTTGACCGCCGCTCAGGTTGCAGCCGCTCCTTCTCCGATGCAGCAGGCGGCTCAGACTGCGTTCACGAACTTTGGTGGTGTTGCCGGTGGCGCGCTGTCGCAGTACGGAATGTATCAGGGGTTGATGGCGCAAAATCCCGCAAATCTGTATTCTGCTCCTCCTTCTGGCTCACCATACGCTGGGGCTGGAGTTTCAACTGGATCTGACCCTCGACTTGTCGGTGTAATTCCTGAAGCTGGTTAAATCTTATGGCCGACCAATCTCTTCAAGCATTTCAGCTAGGCGCATCGCTGTTCGACCGCGCACAGACGCAGCAGCGGATGATGGAGCAGATGCAGATGCAGACTGCGGAGCAGATTATGCGTCAGCGGCAGTACGATCTTCAGAACAAGATCCAGTCGAATGCTTATGCTCAGGCGTTGGCGGAGCAGGAAGCTCAGGCTGGTGAATTTGATTCGTTTCAACAGTTCAACGAACAGGTGGCCAACTATTTGAACGATCCTGAGTTGAAGGCGGCTATGCCTGCGCTTCCTCGGTTCAAATCAAAGACTTTCAATCAGGAAGCAATCAAAGCATATCAAGGTCTTCAGCAGTATTCTCCGAGAGCGAAAATCATCAAGGCTCGCGAACAGTTTGAAAAGACTAGGGCTGACATGGTTTCTGAGATGCAGAATCAAGGCATCGACGTTTTTAATCCTCAGACCGGAGAAATTAACGAAGAGGTTTATCAAGCAAATCTTCCTGTCATCAGGGAGCAGAAAAAAGAAAAAGAGGTTCTAGGAAAACTCTCTCAAGATGTGTTTACGGAAGTGTCGCTTCTGGACAAGGCTATTCCTCTTCAAGAACGGATTAAGGCAGCTCAAGCAACCGTTGAAAACCGCAAGAAAGATCAAATCCCAGCATCTGAACGCACCAAAATGCGTTTGTCTGAAAGAGCTGTCAGCGAATACGAATCGTTGTTTGGAAAGCCTGACGCGCAAACTGCTGACATCATCGAGTCCAACGCCATGAGTAATTCATGGAAGTTCCCTGATGGAACTGCCGAGAAACGCATTGGCGGAGATGAAACGATTGCCCGGAAGTCTGGAGAGCTGGTTAAACGGCTCGATGACTTTGAAAAAAACTACGGACCTCAAGCCATCCAGAAGTATGTGGGCATTATTGACGGCAAGGTAACTGAAATCAAAAAGCGTTTGGCTGGAGCAAAGACTAAAGAGGAGAAGGACGCTTACGCGCTGTTGCAGCGATTCCAAGATGAGTTCAATCAGGTTGCTTTTGAGCGTTCTGGTAAAGCCGTAACGACCACGGAGATGCAACGGCTCCAAGCCGCTCTTGGAAATGTTAAGAGCGAGAATTTTGCGGACGATGTTCGAAACTTCTCAGCAATGGCTGCGGAAGATTTGTACGGAACGATTCGTTCTTTCAAAGATCAGTATCGAATCCGACCTGAGCAGGTCAGGTTGGCCAACGAGCTTGTTGCGAAGTACAAGTTGCCGTTCACACCGTTCGGACAACAGCAGCCTCAAGCGGCCCCGTTGACACCAGCCACTAGCGGTCAGCCTGCAGGTACTGACTTCCGCTCAAAATACAATTACTAAAAACATGCCACTCAACGAACAGGATCGGCTGAAGCTGGACGGCATTGTTTCGCAAATGGAATCCAACGGCGAAAAGCCAGAGGACATCCAATTTGTAGTCAACGATTTCAAGTCAAAGTACGAACGTGCTGCCGCTCCCGCCACGATTGCGGAGATGCGTCGTCGCGAGGAGCAGGGGATGGTTGCTGCGTTGCCTGAAGCAGAAGTTGCTGCTGCTGTCGGATCGACCGCTCAGTTGAATCAGGCGGTGCAGGATGCCGGTAAAGTTGGCCAGCAAGAAGGTGGATTCATGGCTGGCTTGAGAGAGACGTTCCGTGGATTAGGATCTGGCGGTGCTGGTCTGGCCGGTGGAGATGTTCTCCGTGCGCCTATTGCTGGTCCTGAAACTCCTGAAGGTAAGCAGTTTAGAGATGCGGCTCGTTTTCAGGCTGGAATAGCAGCAGGAATAGTTGCTCCAGAGTTGCTTGCTGCTGCA